ACTCATTAATGGGGATGACTGGGTATAAAAGAGGTGGTTACGTTTCTGAAAAAGAAAAAAGATCTCCAATGGGGATGAAGTTTAGAAGATATGAAAATGGAGGAGGGGTCAACCTTGATGGGTTTGAAAAGAATTACGCAGAAGCAATAATGAATATGCAAAGAGCTCAAGCTGCTAGTGATATGGCAAGTGAAAAAAGAAAAGGGTTAGAGTTGCTGTACGGAAATCTAGATTTTGATGATAGTATGTTGTTACCCGATGCTCCCGCTACCCCTGAAAAAGATATTTTAAGAGATCTCTTAGATCAAGCTTTAGGTAAAAATGTAGGTCGTCCATTATCAAGTGATGAGCTTATGCAGTTAATGCCGCCTAAGGAAAAACAATACCTAGTCCCGAGAAGTGATAGGAAGTTTGATTGGAGAAATATGCAAAATGGTGGTTTGGTTGGCAATGCTCAAGCTGACTCTCTTAACGCAGAGCTAGAAAGATCTATTATGGAAAGAAATAATAATCCAACAGGTGCTGGAACAGGAATGATTAGCCCTTTCTTTGGAGATAATCCTACCACAATGCTTAAAGCCCAACAAGAAAAAATACAACAAGACATTAATAATGCTATAAAAGAAAGAGCTGTAAAAACTTTACGACTTATTAAAATAAAAGCTTTATTAGGTCAAGGAGAAGCTATTGAGTCTTCTGGCAATATAAACGATATGAATTTTCCTGAAGCTACATACGGGTCTAAACAAAATAAATTATCAGAAATTATGAAGTTTCCAATTAATAGAGAACAGTAATATATGGAAAAAGATAAAAGAGCTCTATACAACGAAGAACTGCATAGGCAGTGGAGAGATGCTCGATCTGAATGGGATACTGAAGCTCGTAAAGACATTGACTTTTATTTAGGGAATCATTTTACAAGTGATGAATCTGATGAGCTATCCTCTCGCAATCAAGCTGACATACCTATGGATAGGGTGTCTGCAGCTATTGAAAAATTTAAAGCCGTTCTAACTTCAAGGGCACCTGCATTTACAGTCATTCCTAGAGAAGACTCTGATGTTCAGGTAGCCACACTTTGGAGAAGTATCCTTGGATATGTTTGGGAAAAGTCAGATGGCGACTGGCAGATGAAACAAGCGATACAAGACTATGCAACAACTGGCATGGGTTATTTATATGCTTACATTGATAGAGAATCAGATTTCGGTAGAGGTGACGTTAAGTTCACATATGTAGATCCCTTTAGAGTTTACGCATCCCCTAGCTCTAGAAATCGTTGGTTTAGCGACTCAGATGGTATTATCCTTTCCACCATCTTAACAGGTGAACAAGTCGTTAACCTCTACCCTGAATTAGGTGATCGGGTTGATCCAACAACAGGAGAGACTATACCGGGTATTATAAAAGATATTTCTGGGTATACTTATGATGATGAAGACTATCCGTCTTCTCAAAACAAAAACTCTATGTCTATATTTACTCCGGCAGAAGTTAAGAATAAAGATTATTTTGAGGTTAGAAAGTATCAAGTATTAGAAAGGTTTTATAAAGTAAAGGTTCCTTATTACAGAGTAATTAATATGCAGAACCAAGAGGAAGATATTTTATCTCAGGAAGAGTACAGCTTGTTTTACAATGAGAACAAAGAAGCTTTTGATATTCAAATGTATACCGCTATAGAAGTTTTACAGACAAGGGTAAAAGTGTGTGCTTCTTTAGGCGAGGTTGTTTTATATGAAAACATTTTAAATACAGACGAGTACCCAATTATACCTCTCCCAAATATCTGGACAGGAACGCCTTATCCAAAGAGTGATGTGTCTAGAGCACGACCTATGCAAAGACTGTTAAATAAACTATGGTCTCTAGCTTTATCCCATGCACAAGCCTCAGCAGGGCTAAAACTTTTGGTTCCTTTGGGTAGTGTTGAAGACTTATCTCAATTAGAAAAAGACTGGGCTAATCCTAATGCGGTTATAGAAGTGGATTCTTCACAAGGAGAACCTCATTATCCATCTCCTCAACCTTTAGCGGGTGAGTTTTACAGACTTATTCAGCAGTCAGAGTTTTATATTGATTTTATATTTGGATTACCAGAAATGATGCATGGCTTTGCTGAAAAAGCTCCTGAAACAGTTCGAGCTACAGAAAGAATGATTTCATTAGGAAGTGAAAGACCTAAGTCTAAGTTAAGAGATATTGAGTTTAGTATTAATAAGCTAGGTCGTATTCTTTATAATTTATCTAAAGGACACTACACATATAAAAAGATTTTTAGAATAGCCCAACCCAACAATAATGTTACTGAGGTTATGGCTAATTTTTACACTGATGTCAGTGGAGCTGTGTTAGATCTTAAGAAGGACAAACACGTTTTAGATCAACATGACATAAGAATTGAACCGGGTTCGACTATGCCTTCAAATAAGTATGCAGAACTTGCTGTGTACTTAGAAGCATTTCAAATGGGCATTGTAGATAAGTATGAGGTATTAAAAAAGAATCCAGAATTATTTGACAAGGAAGGTATTATGAGAAGGACAGATGAAAAGCAACAGATGATGTCTCAGATACAAGGACTTGAAGAGCAGTTAAAGAATTTGCAAGGTGACTTGCAGACAGCACAGAGAGAATCTGTTAGTGACAGGAAACGAGTGGAAGTTGAGAAGTTTAAAACAAGACTTTCCGAAGTGTCTTCTGAATCTAAAGCAGATAGAAGAGTGCAACGTAGCAAACTAGAAAACGAGGTGAAGCTCGAGGTGGAGAAATTAGCAAGTAATCTGAAACAAGTTCAGACAAAAGCTAGTTCAACTCCTAAAGCCTAACAAAGAGACATCTAAAAAAGGAGAGTTTATGTCTACACTGGAACAACAGGAAGCAAATGTCCAAAACGAAAAGGTAGTATCAAACGAAGGATTCGTGGAAGATATCGTTAGTCAACAAGATGGGCCTGAAAGCTCATTAGAAAATCAAGAGCCCGTACAGGAAATGACTACTTCAATTGATTATGAAGCTGAAGCTAAAAAGTTTCAGTCGATGTATGATAGAGCACAAACTGAAAATTCAAAACTTCAGCAAGGAGCTCAGATCTTACAACTATTGGAGCAGAGACCAGATCTTGTAAAGACGCTTGAAGACGGTATAGCTAACCCAAATCCACAACCGGAACCGCCTAAAGTAGTAAAGGATGATTTTAATCCTTGGGATGCTTTTACAGACGGTAATTCAGATTCAGGAAAGTATGTCAATACGAAGATACAATCGATGGTGGATCAAAGATTACAGACTGAACTAGCAAAACAAAAGCAACAGGTTCAAGCCGATATGCAAATGAATAACACGGTAAATGAGCTTAGAAATAAATACAAAATGTCAGATAATGACATTAATGGATTTCTACAGTTCACAACTCAACCAAAAGAAGCGGTAGGGTTAAATAACTTAGTTAAGCTTTATCAGATGCAAAACGGACAATCAGTTGCAAACAACGATACAATGGAAGCGGTAAACGCAGCCAAGCAAGCTCCTAGAACTGCTGGTGTTCTTCAAGGACAATCTGCAGTATCCCCTAAGAATGATAATGAAAAAGTATGGGATATGGTTTTAGGAACGGGCAGCGGTAGTCGTTTACCTTAAACAATAAATAAAATCAAAGAGGTAAAATAAATGGCTATATCATATAATTCTGGAACTTTAAAGTCCAGTGATATAACTGCAAGTACTTCTAATCCTGACAGTATAGGACAAGCCCCTGATCGTAGACGGTTATTTAATTTCGGAGACCGAGTTGCTGAGTTAGCACCTGAGGAATCTCCGTTTTTTGTCTACCTTTCTAAGGTTGCAAAGTCACCTACTGATGACTCAGTATTTAGATACTTGGAGAACAGAAATAAAATAAACTTTACAGACAGGTCTTTTAAGCTTGCTGCTGCCGTTAATAGTGGTGCGGCTGTTGCTGAAAATTCTCAGTATGGTTTTGTCGTAGATACGGCTGGAGGAGCTACTGTAGACTACCTATTAAAAGGAATGGTCTTTGCTGTAAATTCGTTAGACAGTGCTGCTGGTTACTCGCAAGTCTTAGTAAGAGTAGAAGGTGCTGTAACTCACGATGCAAGTGCAGGCACTTCGTCTTTTCAAGGTAAGATAGTTAACATATCTGCAAATATTGGAACGGGCTTTAATGTTCTTAGTAATAATGATGATGCTCAGATAATTGGTACATCATTTGAAGAAGGTTCAGCCTCTCCTGACGTTTTTTCAAGCGAGCTAGAAGATGGATTTGGATATACTCAAATCTTTAAAACAGCTGCAGAAATGACGAATACAGCTTACGCTACAAGGTATAGAGGTTATGCTGATGAGTGGAGTCGTATTTGGGCAGACAAGTTAAGAGAACATAAGATCGATATTGAAAGAGCTATGCTCTTCGGTCAAAAAGCTAGATCAGGTGGAATTCAGTATACTGAAGGTATTGTAGGGCATATTTTAAAAAATGTATCCCCACAAACAACAGATACTACTGATTTTTCATATTCTTCTGGTAGTTCTTATTACAGAAGTGTTACTCAAGCGGGTTTAACTTACGATAGATTACTTGGTGATCTTGAAGTTATTTTTGATCCTGCTCGTGGCGGTTCTTCTGATAAGTTAGTTATGTGCTCACTTCCAGTGATTACATTCTTTAACAAGTTGGGCGATGGTAACTTCTTATATGAGTCGTTGCAACCCGGCACAACGAATGTCACTCCTTTTCAACAAAATATGTCTACAAGAGATGGTGCTTTCGGTCATTCTATTATGGTTATTGATACCATACATGGTCGTTTAAACCTTGTTAAGGAGCCGCTGTTTAGAGGAATATCTTCAGGTTTTATGCTGATGGCAGATATGAGCCAAGTTGCTTATAGGCCGCTAGTAGGTAATGGAATCAATCGAGATACTCAAGTGATGACTAATGTACAATCCGCAGACGAAGATTTAAGAAAAGATATGATCTTGACCGAAGCTGGTCTTGAAGTAACTCTTTCTGAGTCTCATGCTCTGTACAACGTAGAAGGGCTATAGGAGTAAATTATGAGTAAGACAAGTGTAATTAATTCAAATAGTAGTTCATTTGGGGACTTTAACAGTCCTGTTTATGACAAAGACAGCTCTTTTGCTTCGGGTAGATGGCAGGATTTAGTTGCTAGAGGTCATGTCACCTCTTTAGCTGTTGCTGATGCTGTAGTTGATGCTGGTATAACCTTATTGGCTAATCATGAATATGTCTCTTCATGGACATCAGATGCAACTTCTGCTATTGCTCTCCCAGCAGCAAATGTAGGTACTTTTATTTCTTGGATTCAGGTAGCAGATGCTGATGCCGCTAACGCTATGACTATTAGTGCGGTTAGTGGTGATGTGTTTGAGCCTTATCAAGAAGTTCATATAGGTACTGGAATACCTGCACAGCAAGATTCTTCTGTAGCAACAGACGATATTCTAACAATAACTCCTGCAGCCACAAATGGTGGTTGGGGGCAAATAGGAAGTTCCTATATGCTTTATTGCAAGAATGCTGGAAAATGGATGGTGAAAGTCAACGGAGTCCTTAAGGGTACTGGTGCAGCAGGTACGATCGCCTTTAGTTCTTAATCTGAATAAATAAAGATAACAGTAATAGGTACTGTGAGGGTTGTCAATAAAAGACGACCCTCAAAACCTAAAAGGAAAAATTATGAATAAATGTATACATTGTAATAAAGAAAATAAAGAACAATGGTTTCACTGTAGATCTTGTGGAAAACAAGCTTCTAAGCCTAAGTTCACAACTAATATGTGGACAATTTCTGCTATGGGTAAGCGAACAGATGTAGAAGTCTCTGTTCAGTCTATAGATGAGAATACTAAACAAATGAATAAAAGAATTTATGCCTAAGAAAAAAGATTCAAGATTGGCTAGGGCTGGAGTCAGTGGTTTTAATAAACCAAAAAGAACCCCAAGTCATCCTAAAAAATCTCATGTGGTAGTTGCTAAGGTAGGTGACAAGGTTAAAACAATTAGATTTGGCGAACAGGGTGCAAGTACAGCCGGTAAGCCAAAAGCAGGCGAGTCTGCTAGAATGAAAGCAAAAAGAAAATCTTTTAAAGCTAGGCATGGAAAGAATATAGCAAAAGGTAAAATGTCAGCAGCTTATTGGGCTAATAAAGTAAAATGGTAAAGGAGTCATTATGAAAGGTGTTAAGCATTATACAATAGATGGTAAGGATTGGAAAGGCGGTTCACATAAAATGAAGAATGGTCAACTACATACAGGAAAGACTCATTCAAAAACTTCAAAAAAGCTTTTCCACTTTAAAGAATTAAGCAAGAAAGCAAAAGTAGTAGCAAGAAAGAAAAAATAATGGCATCAGCAGAAAAAACAAAAGGAGCTATGTGGAAACGCATTGTTGCTAGTGTTAAAGCTGGTAGTAAGGGTGGAAATGCTGGGCAGTGGAGTGCGAGAAAAGCTCAGTTAGCTACAGCTCGTTACAAAAAAGCAGGTGGTGGATACAAAGGTAAGAAGTCATCAGAGAATAAACTGTCAAAGTGGTCTAAGCAAAAATGGGACTATGTGAGTAAAGGTGATGAGAAAAAACCTAAAAAAAAACGAGGACGTTATCTACCTGAATCTGTTAGGAAGAGTTTAACTAAAAGCGAAAAAGCATCTACAAATAGAAAGAAAAAAGCAGCCTCTGCAAAGGGAAAGCAAAAAGCAAAGTACTCTAAGAAAGTAGCAGGTAAGGTAAGAAGAGCATAACATGGCAACATTTGAAGAACAAGTAGAAGCATTAACAAGTTTGGCAATTACCGGTAGTAGTGAACCAACCCTAACTGAATTAAGTCAGTTTTTAACGGATGGGACTATGGAAGTCATAAATTCTATGCCAAGAACATTAAAAGAATTTTGTGCTACTGAAGATACTTTTACAAGTACCGCAGTAGGAAGTGAGTCTGAAACATTGACTTCTGCTCAAGTCTTATCTGTTACTCGCAGAGATGGGTCAAGTGTTGAGCAACCTTGTCGAAAAATACCGGCATCTTTACGAGGAAGGGTTTCTGATAGTGATGACATGATGGCAGCAACAGTAAGCGACCCTGTTTATTACATCTATGATGGAAAATTAAATGCACTGCCAACCTCTGGTGCTTGTAAGTATTTAGAGGTTAATAATCGTGCGGTGGTTTTTGGAGACTCTGCAATTGGAAGTTTTCCAGATGAGTATGAATATTTAGTTCCTTTGTATGCATCTGTAAAATCATTACAAAATGTCTTAGGTAGTCGTAGTACTAATTCAAGTGTGACCACTGCATTTTCAGCTATGAAGGCAGAATTAGATGAAACTCAGGCCGTGTGCGATAGCGTAAATGCTGATTTAGTATTAGCCAAAGCAGAGATAGTTATTGCAAAGGCAGAGGCAGCTGAGATAGCAGTTTTAACAGACTCCGCCTCTGGAAGCTCTGCATTTAATGTTGCTGTAGGGGCTATTAAAACAGAGCTAGATAAGGTTGATGATATTATAGATTTAGCAAATGACGAATTTGATGAAGTCTCTACTCAGGTTTCAGGAAGTAAAGACTCTCCTATTACGGATGCGTTTACAGAATTTGAAAAGATAAGTCCCTTACTGGCTATTGGAGAAACAGATACCGAAGGAGATGTGAATGCGGCTTTAGTACTATTAAAAGCAGCGGTAGATCAAGCTGCAGTAGCTGCAGGAAAATTTTTAACAGTAGATAGTGACTCTGTGTTTGGAGATGAGTCTACGTTTTTAACTAACGACTCTCAGCTTACAAGAGTAAAAGCAGCCTTAGATGACGCTGAGGATCTTATCAACGGTGATGAGCCCTCTGCAACTACAGATGCTTATGGTGCTCAAGCTAATGAAGATATAGAATTGGCTGCTTCAGCTGTAAATATTGCTCAATCTGAAATAAGAAGAGCTCAGGCACACCTTTCTGAATGGACAGCAATTGGAGATATGAGGGTTAAAGAAGTTAATGCGGCCTTATCAGAAGCAAATGGTTATGCTACTGAGGTACAGTCAAGATTACAACAAGCTCAATCAAAAAGAGAAGAAGCTCAGTCTCGAATAGCTTCTGGAAATGCATACTTACAAGAAGCGGACAGTATCATTAAATCAGGTAATGCTTATCTACAAGAGGCCCAAGCTAGAATAGCACAAGCTCAAGGTTATGCAACTGAAGTTAATGCTAGAGATAACTTTGCAAGTGCAAAAACAAAAGCTGTCCAGTCCTACATTAATACCGCTCAGTCTTATGTAGCCACAGCACAAGGATTCTCTAATCAAGTTCAAGCTAAAATTGCAATAGCTCAAGGATATGGAAATGAGATTCAATCTAGAATGCAAGTAGACAGAGAGCAATACACTTTTTATGAAAAACAACAAGCTAAATTACAAGCTGATTACGATAAGGGTATTCAGATTATGAGAGGTTCTTAATGTCTAAGACTTTAGTAACCCTAAACACCTCCCCTTCTTTTACTGGGGTTAGTTTAAATACATCCCCTTCATCGACTTTAGTTACGTTGAACACATCACCATCTTCTACATTGGTATCTTTAAACACATCACCTTCGTTTACGTCAGTTAGTTTACCAAGCTCTATCAGTTGGTTAGTAAAGGGATTCTGGCAAAGTTATACAACAAGAAACTGGGAAGACAGTACTCAATTCTGGAGTGAGGGAGAATAATGGCCGTACATAGCTTAACCGTAAAGAAAATGATATCAAGAATAAGACAGGTATTCCCTGATGCTCCTGAAAATTATATTATTAATTTAATTAATGAAGCATTGGTTGAGATAGGTAATTACTCTACAAAGGTAGAATACGCCAAGACTAACGCTGTTAAAGATCAACAGTGGTATACTTTAAGTGATAGCAACTCAGGTATTGAAGTTAATAAGGTTTTTAGAGTAGATTTCATGGATGCTAGTGGTGACTATGTTAAAATTTCACGCTTGCTAAATGGAGAAATACAAACAATGGATATAGATTAATGGCCAGTACTTACAAGTATCCTGAGCAATATATCTCTTACTTTATTAAGGGAGATCACCTAGCAGTGGTTACAACCCGTGGCGAAAATACGGGAACCACTCATTCGTTAGAAGGCCAGTTTAAGCCTATTGATGAAGCGGTAACTAATGGGGTTTTAATACATTACTACGGAGAACCCAATGCTGTTAGTGCTATTACAGATACACCTGACGTTGATAATGTTTTTCATAATTCTATTATAGATTATGTTAAGGCATCCTTATATAGAGACAGGGCTGGTACAGTTAGTGACGGTAACCTCGCAACTGTAAGTTTAAACTTGTCTCAGATACACGATGCTAAGTTCCAAGAGTCTGTTAAGAAAAATGGTATGAGAAAACGAGATAAGACAGGAGGAAGTCGCTCAGTAGCGTTCCCAGATTTTACATAAACCGATGTGCCCATGAGAAGTGTCAAGCTCGGTAAGGCATCACAAGGAGAAACAAGATGGCAAGTACTATAAATAAATATTCAGTAGTAGAATCTCTCAATCAAATGATTTACGAGAGTGCGACTGCAGTTACAGCAATTAATGGCGGTAGCGGATCCACAGGAAATCAAACATTATCAGATTCGCATACAGCTTTGTATGTTGGGGTTGGTGGAGATGTTGTGCTGACTTTACAGTCTGGTAGCGATGCTACCTTTAAAAATTTAGCAAGTGGTCAAATACTCCCTGTAAAATTTAGCGGTATTAAAGCAACTAATACGACAGCAACTAATATGCTGGCCCTAAAATAATGTTAGGTGCATTAAGGTTAGCAGCTACTACAGTTATGCAAGCTATATATGATATAGGTTGGAGTGGAGCTGAAGCATCTCATTTAAAATGGGAACATCAAACCCAGAAGTGGGAAGATTTAGACAATTTAGAGGGCGAAGGATAATATTATGGCAAAATTAACAGGACAAACAATTGCAGATAGTTATGAGCAATTATTAGCACTACCAGATGGTGGATTAAATGGAACAACTTTAGTAGCAATTACGGATGGAGATAGTGATGTAGTATCTGCATTACAAATAGCAACGGATAAAGTAAAAGTAACTGGTGATTTAGCTGTAGGAGCATCAGCAGAAACTTTTCCAGCAACTAAGCTCCACATTGAAGATACAACTGTTGGTGCTAATTTAGAATTTAGGATGAGAGCATTAAATGATGGCGGAAATGGAAGAACTGCAAGTTTTGTTTTAGACCCAGATGCTCAAACTTTAACATTAGGAGTTGCTAATATTGTTGCAGATATATCTAATGGTAACGTAGGAATTGGAGCATCTCCGTCAGTTGCTCTTCACGTTAAAGGCGATGGTCATAGAGTTCAAGTTTCAAGTGCAGACTATGATTTAGTGAAAATAGGAGCATTTGGAGATGCTGGTGGAACATTAGATGTTGGATTTATAAATTTACTTGAAGATGGTAATGAGCGTATAAAGCTACTTGCTGATGGTAGTTCATACTTTACAAATTCATTAGGAATTGGAACTGCTGCTCCAAATGAAGGAAAATTAGTTGTTCAAGATGGCACAAAAGCAGAATTAGTAATTAAAACTTCTGCAACTGCTACTGATACAGAAGCGGCATTAATGTTTAAAATCTCTACAGACACAGTTGACCAAAGAAAAAAAGGTGGTATCATATTTAAAGATGTTGGCGAT